ATGAAGATGAAAGCAATTTTAATCGCCCTGCCTGTCGCGATGATCCCGGCTACCGTTCTGGCGGCAAATACGGAAGAAGGGTATTACGGTTCGGCAAAATACCTGCAGATTGAACAGCGTGCGAAAGAGATGGATACCAGCGCGCGTCCGGGTGTCGGACAGTTTGTGGGCGGTAAAGAGAAAGAGCATTTTGGAGGCGCGGCGATTGCCGCAGGCTATCAGTTCGGCAACGGCTGGCGTACCGAAGGTGAATACACATTTAAACAAAAAACGGAGTACACCAGCGGCTCCAGCACATTCGCGAACAGCTTTAACCACCTGCAGACCGAAACTGAACGACTGATGCTGAATGTCTACCGCGATTATGAACTCGGCTACGGTGTCTCTGTTTACGGAACCGCAGGGCTTGGCGTGAGCAAGATCAAAGCGGGCGGCTGGCAGGGTAACGCCGGACGTGAATACGCCTCGACCACCCAAAGCAACCTGACCTACGCGTTAGGAGCGGGCGTAAGCTACACGCCGGTTGAACGTCTGTATGTCGATCTGGGCTATCGCTATATCGATATGGGCAAGATCGAAAGCGGATATAACAATTTCACTAACGCGCGCGGCTTAAAAGATGAGCAGATGAAAGCGCATATTGTCTCTAACGAATTTACGCTGGGTATGCGTTACGTGTTTTAACCTGTTGTGACCGTCACTGCTTTAAAACAGGGCCAACACCGTGGGAGTGCGGGGTTGGCTTTTTTATTGCGCAGGTGTGGCATGTTGATTGCCCGAGCCAGATCAGAACCAACGATTATGTTTAACATAGAAATAGGTAACGATGATGATCCATGCCAGTGTAAGAATACCAAAATAGTCAGGGACGAAACGCGCGAATATATAAGCACCGGCAATGATAAGTGCTATAGGGATGTAATAAATATATGATTGCAGAAACCATAGTATTGCTCGTTTCATCTTTTTAACAGCTCATATAAAGCGTCGCCGATTATCTCCTCATTATTTCCACCTGATTCGATTTGATAAATTATTTTTGTCATTTGTGGTTCAATAAGAAAGTAAAGCATCTCAAGGTTTTGTTGGTACAAGGCCTGATAATACGCTGGGTCCTGAAATTTGAGCTTGTTAGCAGCTAATGCTGCTACCTGTGCTTTCGAATAGATTATGGCACCGTTAACATACATTGATGATAATGAATTGACCATCCTGATATGCGATTCGTGAAAATCACCGCTACTTATTATCAGCTTTGCAATAGTTAAGGAAAGCGCTAATTTGCTAGATTTTTCTGCGTACTCATAAGCCTTATCGCCTAATTCTTTTTTTAGAAACGCGGCAAGATTGTTACTCTTTTGCTCTCCGAGTCTTTTGAGAGTTTTCCGAAAGTAAATCTCAACCATATCTAGAGCAACATCGTTTCGATTATAGATTTCAGCAAGTGCCAATGCGAGACGGCGGTCTTCATTTATTAGCTCACGACAAGCATTGCGGTAGTAATCGTCTGGTATCAAGCACGAACCATAGTTGATCATACGCTGTGTGCCAAGCTTCAGATTCTCGATAGTGCTCATATTCGTGGCTTGTATTTCTCGCAATGCTTTGGTTAGCGCCAGGGCCAGGTTCCTTTCTGATTGCAACTTCATTTTTGCATAGCCGTCTGCCATTGTAATTTCCCTTGTTGTAACATTACCCTGTCAATAATTGATCATCATTGTCATAGGGGGCAAGGAAGATAATGAAAAAAAGCGGTAGAGTGTCAATTTATGTTATGGTGGTGATTATTTTCTTTCTTACTATTCCGGAGATCGTTGTTCGTGTGCTGACGCCGGAGCAGTTTGCTCGATTGAGTGATTTTACAAGCTTTGGTGGCCTGTTCAGTCATATCCTTTCTTTATTGATTTTCCTCGGTTTAGCTTCAATTCTGCTGGGCGTGCTCGCCATTTTTGTAACGAAAAAAATTTATCGGCGTTTAACTCGATACAAAAGCTAATCGTCAAAGCTGGCCCGTAAGGTGGGCAGTGAAGCGGAATTAAGCGTGTACTGGTCTGAGGCTATCAGGTTCAGTTCAAAACTGGGTAACGATAAGGAAGCATTGTATTAACGTGGAAAAAAGCCATTCTTTAGAGTGGCTTAACGATCTGATTCAAAAAGCTAAAGTTTGGTGGCCTTTGCAAGATTTTAACCAGTCATCAAGCGATTATGAGTTCGTAGAGTAACAACCGAAAATCAATAGTTTGCATTATTTATCATTGACATAGGTTGTCACTGTTTGCCAATGGTTACCCGTTATCAGCCATTTCTACCGCCACTTTATCGCCACTCTCATCTTACCAAGGGCTGGCCACATTGCGTTTCAAATAGATGTCATTCAAATTTGATTCCAAAATCTGAGCAGTTAAGGCAAAGTGTTCCAACGTGAATGAGACATTATAATGTGTAAGTCTTTGAAATAATAGATAGAATAGGAAATGAAATGGATAATCACGGTTCGAATGGTCCTAATGATAACCCGTTTTTAAGTGGGAGAAGTGGGTTTAATAGTCTTGGCGGGCTAGGTTTGCCAAAGTATGGAACTACACCTCCACCTTCACCCCCACCATTAGTTCTTCAGCCAGCAAACCAGTTATGGTTTAACCAGAAAGATATAATCCTAGATGGGTGGCGGTTCTCCTTTTGCCGCTTTGATAACTGTCGAATTTTTATCAATTCGCAACACTTTGAATTAATTAACTGTCTAATAGACGAAAATTCTAATATTTATTATCAAAACCATACAGTAAATATAATTAAATTATTCAACAGTAGATATTCGTTATCATTCTTACCGCACAACTTCCAAGCCATAAGAAATAATGATGGCACTATCACCATAGTGAGATAATCATGACGGATAAAAATGATGGCTCCTTATCCGTAAGTGCTAGTGCAGCTGTCACTGTAACGGCTAAGAGAAGTCAATCTTTGATTATCATTCTGGCAATTACAATGACTATCCTTAGCATTATAGCATGCTTGCTTTTGTATGATAATCATCCTTTATTTTGGATACCATTCGTACCAGCAGGAGTATTGTTAATTACCTGTGTATTTTTGGCTCTTATTACTCATAAAAATACAGATCTCGCTGGTGCACATGCTACTGTCATTGAGTCAGGAGGTCCTGGCGGCTTTAAAATTGTTGCAGATCCAAGAGTTGACTTTGCTTCGAAAAGTATTGTTCCACTCCTATCTGTTTTGGCAAACATGCATACTTTACCTGAAGCTAGTGGGTTAGTGGATAAAGATCTTAATCCAATACCGAATACAGAGCATGAAGCTATGCAGAAGGTTGCAAGCATTAATTTAGAAGCCCAGCAAGCATGTGCTGAGGCAGTCACCAAACTTGCGTCATTGCCGAATTCTGAACCGCCAGTAGGACCTGTGATATCTGTTTCGAAAACAGAAGTAGAAAATCTTATTCCGCAAGAATATATCCATTTAAAAAAAGATGATATTGTTAGTTAATAATTGATAAAAATACTAAAAGGAATGCGTATTTTAATACGCATTCCTTTCGTTTTACCGAATTTATAATGATTTTTATTGTGATTAGTTATTGTCTATTTCAATTTTATTGACATCATCTTAATTAGTTATTTACTAAAGGATTAAATTTTACAGCATCCTCTAAATGGTCGGGGGCAAAGTGTGCATATCGCATTGTCATTTTGATGTCGGTATGACCGAGCACTCGCTGTAAGACTAGAATATTACCACCATTCATCATAAAGTGACTGGCGAAGGTGTGGCGCAATACGTGGGTAAGTTGTCCTGCCGGTAATTCGATCCCTGTTCTTTCCAATGCAGACCGGAACGCGCCATAACAATCACTAAACAAACGACCTTTTTTATCATCAGGCAGAGATTCGTAGATCTCTTTGCTGATTGGAACAGTACGGTTTTTTCTGCCTTTCGTGTTGGTGTATGTGATTTTGTATTTAGCGAGCTGGCTTTTTTTCAGACTCTCGGCTTCAGACCAACGAGCACCAGTGGCGAGACAGATTCTTACCACGGTTTCTAAATCAGGGTGGTCGTGACGTTTGCACTCTCCGAGAAGTAACGAAATCTGATCCTGAGTTAGCCAGGCCATTTCAATTTCTTCTGTGCGGAAAGGGCGCATATTTTTTAGCGGATTTTCCCCTTTCCATTCACCGAGGCGATTTAGCTCATTGAATACTGCGCGAAAGTAGGCTAACTCAAGATTAAGCGTGCGGGGCGATACTTCTTTAACTCTTTTTGAACGGGCATATTCACCCTTTAGCCTCTTTTCCCGGTAGCGGGAAAACATCTGTGCATCGAAATCGCGTGCAAGCGGTTCACCCATACACTCAAAAGCATGATGCATTGCTAACTGGCGCTTGAGACCGTCTTTCAGGGTAATACCGTGAGCGCTATACCATGAGTCAATTAGGTCTTTTAAAGTGCGTCTGTCTTCCTTTTCTTCCTGCCACGGGTTTTGAACTGTGTACTGTTCGAACGCCAGCGCCTCGCCTTTGGTGGCGAATTTCTTTCTGATGCGTTTGCCTTTCGCCCCGTTCGGATACAGCTCACAAATCCACCCGCCGGCAGGATTTTTACGGACAGTCATCAATTAACCTCGCTGTAAACACCCACCACACGACCAATCGTTTTTATCTCATCATTTCCGCATTCAAACGGCACTTTTCCACCGGCTACATGTAATTTTTTACCGGGAAGAATAGTGAGTTCACGTAGGCTGGCTGCGCCTTCAATATCAACTAACCAAAGGCCATCAGATAAAGAGGACTCTTTCTCAATTACGTATGTGCAGTTATCGCTTTTGACTGAAATCCCTTTTTTTAGTGGCTTAGTAAAAAGCTTAAGGTCTAACGAAAGGCTACCAATATTGGTAGTCTCACCTTCACTCAATTCGAATAGAGGAAGTTCTACGGATTGCTGAGGCTCATCATCTGATAGGTTTTTATCTCCCTCACCAGTCATTAGCCATTTAAGGCTAACGCCGGTTTCGAGGGCGCAATGCACCGCAAAATCATACGACATGTTGCCTCGCGTATAGCGATTCTGTAAGGAGCTAGCGGCAATCTTGAAGTGATTGGCAAGTTGAATTTTTTGAGTAAATCCGTAGACCTCACAAATTCTATTTAGTAACGCCTCGTTATTAAAATTGGCATTAATCATTAAAATTGGCACTCCTGTGTTGCGCGATACCAAAATTAATATTAGTATCGCTATGAATGGTGGCAGTGAGTGGCAAACGTCGGCAAAAACTATGCGCACACTGTCAAGAAACTATCAATTTAGGGATCATGCTATATGGCTTCTGAAATCGCAATCATCAAAATCCCCGCACCTATTGTCAGCCTGCAGCAGTTTGCAGAGTTAGAGGGTGTCTCTGAGCGTACCGCATATCGTTGGACAACCGGCGATAACCCTCGCGTACCAATCGAACAACGCGTGATCCGTAAAGGCTGCAAAAAAGCGGGTGGCCCGATTCGTATCTATTACGCACGCTGGAAAGAAGAGCAAATGCGTAAAGCTTTGGGTCATTCCCGTTTTCAGCTCGTCATTGGTGCTTAATTCACTTTAAGTGAATTATAAGGATGAGACATGTTTGATTTTCAGGTTTCTAAACATCCCCATTATGACGAAGCTTGCCGGGCTTTTGCACAGCGTCACAACATGGCGAAGCTGGCCGAACGTGCGGGAATGAATGTGCAGACGTTACGTAACAAACTCAACCCGGAACAGCCTCACCAGCTCACCCCGCCGGAGTTGTGGCTGCTGACAGACCTGACCGAAGACTCAACCCTCGTTGATGGTTTTCTGGCGCAGCTTCATTGTCTGCCATGTGTGCCGGTTAACGAGCTGGCAAAAGATAAATTGCAGTCTTATGTCATGCGCGCAATGCGTGAGCTCGGCGAGCTTGCGAACGGTGCAGTATCTGAGGAGCGTCTGACCTCTGCGCGTAAACACACCATGATTGAAAGCGTTAACTCTGGTATTCGCATGTTGTCTTTGTCGGCACTGGCGCTGCATGCACGTCTACAGACTAACCCGGCGATGACGAGTGTGATCGATACCATGAGCGGTATTGGCGCATCGTTCGGTCTGATTTGAGGTGCTCATGCTGAATAATGAACCGTCATTCGCATCTCTGCTTGTCAAACAAAGCCCCGGAATGCACTGCGGCCACGGCTGGATTATTGGCAAGGACGGCAAGCGCTGGCACCCGAGCCGTTCACAGGCTGATTTACTGGCTGGCCTCTCTACTCAAAAGCAGGGGGAGTCATGGCTATCGAAGCTGTATCCGCGACTGTTCCGCTAAAAGCGGGTCAACGTCTGGCCGGTCTCAATCATGTGGCGGAATTGCGCGCGAGATATTGGGGAGATAGCTGGAAAGAGGTTGAACGTTTTGTCGATGATATGCGCGATAAACGCGATCCACAATTTGAAGAAAATACTCGGGCGCTGGCCGCTATTTTCTTTCTGGCAAAAATACCGGCGGCTCGTCATGAGCTCGAATTAAGTGAGCTGACTACTGACGAGAAAAAAGCATTGATTACAGCGATGAATCATTTTCGTGCAGTGGTGAGCTTATTTCCAAAACGGCTAACCATGCCGAATTAATCCAAACAGAAATTTTATGGCGTAAACCCGCCGGGCTTCTTATTGCCCGAAATCAGGAGAGTCAATTATGCGTATAACCGAAACCCGATGTTTTAACACTGATAGTGATGCGCTGGCCGTATTGCTGACCGATGCCAAAAAAGAAGAGCGCAAAGACCGCGCTCTTGCTGTTTCCATCCGCCTTGAGGCACTGGCTATCCATATCACCAAAGAGGGGATGAGCGGCACCGAAGCCGCGGAGCTGCTGCGCCGTGAGGCTACCCGCTATGAGAATGAATCACAGGAGTTGCACTGATGGCCGATGCAATGGATTTAGCACAACAGCGCGAGCAGGAAGACCGCGAGCGCCACATCAGCAACGCGCGCAGCCGTATCACCGCGCCATCTTGTTTCCTTTGTGAAGCATGTGAAGCACCAATCCCGGAGGCTCGTCGTGCTGCAATTCCGGGCGTGGTCTTTTGTGTGACCTGTCAGGAAATCTCAGAACTGAAATATAAACATTATCGGGGGGTATGAATTGGCGGTTCAATTCGCTTATCCGTGGAATAATCCACGGTCGGCAATAGCCAGCCCATACCTTACCTATGACCAACAGCATCGCCGCGACCGTATGTTCGCGGCTTTGCTGCATGCGCGAAAGGTGCTTTCACTGCAGCCAGAATGCGTGCGTTTTGATGTTTATCGCACCGCTGCGGTGCTGGAGCAAAATCAGGGCAGTCAACGAGCCAATGCCTTTTTAATCAGCTTTTGCAAAAAGGCATTGCCACGTCTTGAACTGGTCGAAAAAAAATACGAGTGCATGGGTATCGACAGTAAGGTATCAGCCGCTGTTTTCGGTTGTCATTTCGATACTGAAATCATGCAATATCTGGCGTCACGCATGGTCAATATGGTCGCCAGATACAACCGACTCCCTGATATGTCGCGTGCCGATATTGACCTGCTGGCCGCTGATATCGCTAATTTCATTCGTGCTGAACTAGCTGACATTGATGACGCCGGGGTTAGCGAGCTTAAAACGCTCTACACCTGGTATATGCGCGCCGGTTTTATTTCACTGCAATTTAACGTTACCCCGCCGCATTGGGAGCGAGTAACAAAAAAGTATGTCGGTCAGGATGAGATAGCACCGGCAGTAATGCGCATGTTTAATGAGGTTTGGTGGCGTGGCCGTCTGCGACGTATTGCGGCGTCATGGCGCGAACATCTGCAAATTGCAGTCGGCAACGTCAGCAAGAAACGCCACGCCTACGCGAGTAAAAACTGCGTGACAGACTGGCGCGAGCAAAAGCGCCGCACGCGTGAATTTCTCAAGGGGCTGGATCTTGAAGACGAAGACGGCAACCGCATCAGCTTGATTGAAAAATACGACGGTTCTGTCGCTAACCCTGCGATACGCCGCTGCGAGCTGATGACCCGTATCCGTGGGTTTGAAAATATCTGCAATGAGCTCGGTTATGTCGGGGAGTTTTACACCCTGACCGCACCGTCTAAATATCACGCCACCACTAAAGCTGGCTACCGTAACAGCAAATGGAACGGAGCCAGCCCGTCGGACACACAAAGTTATCTCACCGGACTTTGGGCGCGCATTCGCGCCAAACTGCACCGGGAAGAAATCCGCATTTTCGGCATACGTGTTGCCGAGCCTCATCACGACGGCACGCCGCACTGGCACATGCTTATGTTTATGTTGCCGGAAGACGTTGAGCGCGTGCGGCTCATCATTCGTGATTATGCGTGGGATGAAGACCACAACGAATTGAGAAGCGACAAAGCCAAAAAGGCGCGCTTTCATGCCGAAGCCATCGACCCGGAAAAGGGCAGCGCTACCGGCTATGTTGCTAAATACATTTCAAAAAACATTGATGGCTATGCTCTCGATGGTGAAACCGATGACGAAAGCGGTGAGCTGCTGAAAGAGACAGCGCCTGCCGTTTCAGCATGGGCGGCGCGATGGCACATACGTCAGTTTCAGTTTATCGGCGGTGCGCCGGTGACGGTCTACCGTGAGTTGCGTCGTCTCGCTGATAGAGAGACTGCGCACGGTCTGAGTGTTGAGTTTGCTGCCGTCCATGATGCCGCCGACGCCGGTGATTGGGCTGGTTACGTTAATGCGCAGGGTGGTCCGTTTGTCCGTCGCGATGATTTACAGGTGCGCACGCTGTATGAGCTGCGCCCCGAGTTTAACCAGTATGGTGAGGAAACCGTGTGTATTCGTGGCGTCTACGACTCTGCTCTCGGCGCTGGCACACCGATTTTAACCCGGTTAACGCAGTGGAAAATTGTGCCGAAGCGTGCCGTTGATTTGGCCGTTGACGTTAAGGGCGCTCCTGCGCCCTCTCGGAGTTCTGTCAATAACTGTACGGGAAGCGAAAGTGATCCCCAAAAATTGGATTTATCAAAACCCTTGCTCCGAAGCGAAAGGCGAAAGTTAGCGGACAGAATCAGGGTGAAAAAAGTGACGGGCAGGCGGCATTTTGTCCACGGAACTAACGACCAGAATGCCGCGATCGCAAGAACTATAGATAAAGTACAAATGAATACCGGCATAAGAATAAGCCGGGGCGAAGCTCTGCATCTTATGTCTGGTGGAAAGAGCCGTTATAACGATAAATGGTTTAGTGGCTCATCCAGTGGTGATGTCTTCAGAGCTGCGCCAGCTTACGAATTTAAGGCTAGAAAGATACTGGACAGAATGGCGCGATTGGCTTTAGTTGCTAAGTTAAACAACTAACTTAACCACGTCAATTCATGCACATACGTTGCCAGCTATCTAATATTTTTTCTTCCCATTATTTATCGCAATATGATACTGTTTATTTATACAGTATCTCGAATGGGAGGGGGCGTGGATAGAGAGCTGAGCAAGCAAGTCATGCTTGAGAGAGTGGAACTGATAGCACGTCTGACAACAGAGGGTGTTTGTCAGGAAAGAGATCGTGAAATTGCATTGAATTTAATAGCTGAACTGGCGCATAAGAACTTGCTGAAACGTGAGTCTTATTCCGTGGTTGTCTCAGCCAGACCGTGTAAACAACGGTTAAAAAGAGAAAATGAAGTGAGAATACACATTACGTTGGATAACACACAAAACTTGGGGCCGCAGCTTGTTGAGGCCTTCGAAAGTGAGCTCAATCGTAGAGTTAAAATCACGTTTCCTTCCTCAGAAGTCACGGTCAAACAAGGTTCGAGGACTGGGGTTGAGATAAAGGGCTTTCCGAGCGACTCAGACCGGGAACGCTTGGACGGTATCATTAAGGAAGTGTGGGAAGATGTGAGCTGGCATTGACTAGCAAATCATTCCGATTTGAAAATTACTTTTCGCGTCAACAGGCTAAAGTATGTTAATTGTCCATGAAGTAGATGGCTAAATCTATGTTTGTGCACTCGTAAGCTTTTTTCCAACTATTTCTTTGATTTTCTATGAGATTTGTTACATTTAGGTCAGCAATTTGTAATTCCTGTACTTCTTATGAAGCAGGTGAATAAGATTGATGTATTTATTGCTTAAATAGCAGTAAAGTATTTATTTACAAAGGGTTAATGGGGGTGTGCGGTGAATGACCTTATGATAGATATGGAAACATTGGGAGTTTCAGTTTCCTCACCCATTATCTCTATCGCCGCAGTTTACTTTGATCTGACAACAGGCGAAATCGGCGACACATTTTATAAAGTTGTCAAACTAGACTCGGCATTGGAGCATGGTGTTGTTGAGCCTTCAACCTTATCTTGGTGGATGGCTCAGCCATATGAGGCGAGAAAAATTTTCTCAGCCACTGATGCAAGCATTCTCGAGGATGTATTGAAGGAATTAAGCCTATTCATGCTTAGAGATGATGGTCAAGAGCCGATTTGTGTTTGGGGGAATGGTGCTTCCTTCGACAATGCGATCCTTTCAAATGCTTACAGAAGTTTTGGAATGGCACTCCCATGGCAATTCCGAATGGATAGAGACGTGAGGACAATTGTTGACCTGGCGAAGCGCCTCAAAAATTTTGATGCACTTTCGTCTGTTCTAATGAGCGGTGTTAGGCACAATGCTCTCGACGATGCTCTTTACCAGATAGAGTATGTTTCTGCTGCTTATCATGCCTTAAGGGATTAAAGATAATGGCTATACAACTTATTGATGTAAGTGATTGGCGTAGAGATGACGAGCACGGTATTTTCCCCATAGGGGCTAGAGATAAGAAGATGCTTTGGTCACCACAGGAGCCATTGGAGGGAATCAGGCCATCTTGGCCTTACCTGTTTAAATCTTCGCGTGAGGCTTACCCCGATCAGTTTTGGATGGAAACGATAGCTTATATTGTTGGGGAAACAATGGGCATAGAAGTGCCTAAAGCGATGCCAGCTGTTCGTGTTGGTACTGATGGACTAAAGGAGTACGGGGCTCTCTTGGAATGGTTTTACGATAAAGATCGTGAGCATTTCGTACATGCCTCTGACATTTTTCATTTGTTAAACAAAGATTTCGATGATGCTTCGGGGCGACATCACAACCTTGAAGATTTGAGATTGATTTGTCGAACGCTCAGCATTCATGGAATCATTCATTCAGATTGGTCCGAGTGGCTGACTGATATGTTGTTACTAGACTCTTTTATAGGCAACAGTGACCGGCATCAGGAAAACTGGGGGTTCGTTTTTTACACAAAACGTGATGCTGACGGAAAGGTGATAAGAAATGATGAAGGGAAAATCGTAACGGATGGGAAGCTATCACCTTGTTTTGACAACGGGACAAGCCTTGGACATGAAAGATTTCCTGAACGTGTAGCTGCTTGGAATCTGAAATCATTGGATAAATATATACAGAAAGGTAATCATCACTTAAGGCGCACCCGTGCTGAAACTCATGCTCGGCTTGGACATCTGCAATCAATACAAGAGTTGGCTACAGACCCTTTAGTACTAGCACAATTGCAGAAAAGACTAAGCTTTAATATAGACGAGCTTTGCGGCACAATACGCGCGCTTACTGGCATTGCAGCTGAAGATGGCTCGCTTGCATTACCGCGAGCAGAATGGGTAATTCGACTGTTAAAACGCCGACATACGAGGTTAAAACTAATTACTAATATGCGTACAATCAATCACATTGTCGAACCTACAAGGTTATGGCTAACCTGGCAACCTGCTGGGGGTGGTTCTCGTTATGTCGTTGGGTATATTGATCGGGTTGAGGGTGATCAATACACCTTTACGTATAACCTAAACACCACCGATTTCGAAACTGCTGTTGAAAAAGGTTTCAAAGGGCATCCTGCGTTCCAACTCAAACAGCAGATTCATTCTAATAATGTCCTAGAACCGTTCTTGCGTAGGCTACCGCCACGTAAACGTAAAGATTTTGCCGAGTATTTGGTCCAACATCTTCTACCAGCAGACTTTTCTGGTTCTGATTTTGCTTTGCTTGGGTATACGGGGGCGAAATCTCCAGCTGATGGATTTTGTTTGATAAATGATCCTGCTGTTTTTGAAAAAAGTTGTGAGCTTTTACTTGAAGTTGCAGGAACCCGTTATCAGGAAGGGCTGGATCTTTCGGCTGTGAGTGTCGGAGACCCTGTAGAATTTGTGCACGAAACTGACAACCCCCATGATGCGCATGCTGTTGCAGTGATGCACGCTGCTGGCAGGCTCGGCTATATTAACAAAGTGCATTGCAAGGCTGTGAAAGATAAAGCCCGAACCAACAAACTGCATGCCTTTGTTGCTAAGAAAAATGGTACATCAGCAAGGCCTTTAGTCTACTTACTTGCTGAGTGTGAATAGCTGCATGATATGGGTGCATTTTTTTGAAAGCATATCGGACATAAAAAATCATTAGTGCCCGCCAGTAATGGCGGGCTTTTTTTTATCTCATGCACCTGCATTAAAAGCGACCCGTTAAGCGCGCAGGCGAGGCGGGGATAGCACTGCGCGCCAGACGTGGTGACAGGATTTATTTTGCGCGTCTGTGCGCCTCGTGGTGGCGCGCTGAGTGGTGAGGTTGAATCGAGAGGCTGTTGCGGGGTTACGTCGCGTGTGCGGCGTCTGGTGAGGTCTGAGAGCATGCCGCCCGAAGGCGGCATTTTGGGCGGGGTTACTCGGTCTCGATGTTGTAATCTTTAAAGCGGATCACCTCCATTCCGAGCCATTCATTGATTTCTTTGAAACGCTCCTGCAGTGGCGTAAGTTCGTTACGAACAAATACCCGTGCCACCTTCTCGATATCGCCCATCGAGCCGATATTTTCAGGCTTGCCGCCCATTAGCTGGAACGGCACGCGGTGCGCATCGAGCAGGTCAGCGGCGCTCACCTTCTTGATGTTAAAAAAATCATCCTTCGTGGCGACTTCACTCAGCGGGATAATCTTGATGCCGTCCGGTTTACCGTTAGGAGCATGGAGGAAAATGTTTTTAAAATTTCCCATACCCTTCGAGTTAGCCATGGCTTTTCGAATTGCTTCAATGTCTGTGCTGTTTTGAGCTGCGTCTGTCACATACATGATGTACCCCGCGTGTGCGCCGTTCTGGTAATACTTGCGGCGATACAGCGTGGCGGACTCATTCAGCCAGGCGGAATTGAGCGCGCTCAGGTATTCCGGCATCCCGTAAAGCTCCTGATTGATATCGGGCTCAAGCAGATGGCACACCGAACCGGGTGCGAACTGGTGCGGGTGTGTGTAGTCCGACACGTACCAGTAAACCCCCTCCTCTACTCCACGGCGGGTGTATTTGGCCGGGGAGGTTTCCAGTTTAAAAAGCTGGCCGGTGACGCTCATGCGCTTTTCCAGATAGCCGTTGGCAAACACCAGATAATCGAGCACAAGACGGCTGAAATCCTGACGTGATAGCAGTGGGTGCGGGATGTAGGTACTCGTCAGGATGTTGCGCTTTACGTAAATCGGGGAGCTGTGGTGCACTGCGGCGCGCAGGCTTTTCGCCAGCCCGGAGAAGTTGACCGGCGGCTCGTACCATTTGCCGTTGTTGATGCACTCGACATAGTCGAGGATATCGCGGCGATCCAGAACCGGTGACGGCTCGCCAAAGGTGAACGCCTCCATTTTCTGCGGTGCGCTGGCGGTCATGTTGGTCTGCTTTGGCTGTTTCTGTTGGCGTTTTTTCATTAGTAGTTAATATCCAGAATTGTAGTTGCTTGCATACCGCTACCGGCGGAAAGCGGCTCGTTTACCAGCGCGTGCATGGTCGCCCACGCGATATCCGCGTGGCTGGCTTCCTCGCTGCGGCTGGCTTCATAGGTGGAGCTGCGGCCACTGCTGGTCATGGTTTTTCGGATAGCCATAAATGACTGAGTGATGTCGGTCGCACCGGCGTCGTATTCCAGACACCCACGGCGAATGGTGTCTTTCGCTTTCAGCACCATGGCGGTTTTCATTTCCGGCGTGTAGCGGATGGCGCGCGCCGCCGGGAAGAATGAGCGCACGAGCTGGTAAACACCCTGGCCGATGCCGGTCGCATCGATGCCGATATAGTCGACGGTGTATTTCTCGGTCAGCGCACGGATGGCCTCGGCCTGTGCGGCAAAATCCATGCCTTTCCACTGGTGACGCTCAAGGATGCGGAACTTCCCACCGGCAACCAGCGGCGGAGCCAGCACCGCACAGCCTGCGCTGTCGCCGGTGTGTGACGGGTCATAGCCAATCCAGACCGGACGCCAGTTAAACGGACGGTCGGCAAACGGTTCGAAGTCGTCCCATTCCTCCATCGCATCGACCATGCAGCGCTGCAGCTCCTCGAACGGGAATACCGACGCTTTATCGTCGACGAACTCGCACATAAACAGGTTACGGAAGTCATCCGCGCTGTTTTCCTGTTTGAGCTGGTCGAGGTTAAACAGCGTACAGCCCCCGGCGAGCGCGTCCTCAATGGTGACAATCTGCCGCCACTGTCCGTCACCGCATAACATGCCACCGGCAAGCGCCTGATGACTGATATCGATGTCGACACGCTCATCGCGGTTACTGCGGCCACGGTTAAACAGCTCGCCTGACCAGAACGGGTAAGCACCGTGCGCCAGCGTGGACGGCGTCGAAAAATAGGTGGTGCGCAGGTGTGACTGCGAGGCCATGCCCGAGGCGACTTTGCGCAGCTTCTGGAAATTGGGTATCCAGAAAATTTCATCTACGTACAGGTCGCCGTTGTGGCTCTGCGCAGTGTTGGAATTGGTCCCGAGAAAAATCAGCTCAGCACCGTTGTTGCCGATGACAATCGGGTCACCTGACAGGTCAACGTCGACCAGACGCGCAAAGGCGATAATGTATTTACGGAAAACGTAAGCCTGCGTTTTACTGGCTGATAAAAATATCTGGTTTTGTCCGGTCTTAAGGGCGCGCAGTAGTGACTCGCGAGCAAAGTAGAACGTTGCGCCAATCTGGCGCGATTTCAGGATGTGGCGGATTCGGTGCTCTAAACCGGCTTTGTGCCACCTGAGCTGATAATCAAACGACTGGTCGAAGAAAATCTCTTCCAGCTTTTCGATGGCCTCCTCGCTGAAATAATTACGTTTCGGCTTTTTGCGATCCCCTTTGTTGCGGCTGGCTATATTGGGGTTTAAATCCACCTCGTTTCCGGTCTGGCCGTAGCGGTTAACGCGCGCGAGCCGCTCCATCTGGCGCGACAGAAAATCAGCGACTTTAAAGTCGTGCGGCGTCAGGTCGGGCTTGGCGTAAAGCTGGATGAGGCGCGCCTCTAACGTCGACTCAACGCGGTTAATCGGCGCGGTTTCCTCCCATCCATCACGCTGTTTCCAGCTCTGCACCGTGGGGCGCTTGAGTTGCAGCATGTCGCAGATTTGCGGCACGGCGAACCCCTGCCAGTACAACAGCCGCGCCTGTCGTCGCGGGTCATTGAGTAATGAAAGGTCAGTTGAAATGGTCATGCTTACCTCGTTTTGAAGTTACGAGGCAAGGCTAAGGAAATGACTGCGCTTAATCGCTAACCCCCTGTTGTGTCAGGGGTTGCACTTCCGCAACAGGTGGCTGATGAGGGGCTGAGTCGGGAAACTAACCCAGACCCGAAAACCCAACATCAGGACACCTGAACAATGGCAAAGAAAGTTTCTAAATGGTTTCGCATCGGCGTCGAGGGTGACACCTGCGACGGCCGAATCATCAGCGGTAACGATATTCATGAAATGGCCGAATCGTTTGACCCGCGCGTCTACGGTTGCCGCATTAACCTTGAGCATATTCGCGGTCTCTTTCCAGACGGAGACTTCAAGCGATTAGGCGATGTGGTTGAGCTGAAAGCGGAGAAAATTGACGACGATTCTGCGCTTAACGGCAAATGGGCGTTGTTCGCGAAAATCACTCCGACCGATGACCTTGTAGCGATGAATAAAGCCTCGCAGAAGGTCTACACCTCCATGGAAATTCAGCCGAATTTTGCAAATACCGGCAAATGCTACCTTGTTGGCCTCGCGGTCACTGATGACCCGGCAAGCCTCGGCACTGAATACCTCGAATTCTGCCGCAATGCTAAGCACAACCCGCTGCAGCGCTTTAAGGCCAACCCTGAAAACGTCTTTTCCGCCGCCACGCTGGTCGAGCTGGAATTTGAAGACGTTCCCGACACGCTGCTTAACAGTCTGACCGACAAGGTAAAAGCCATTTTTGGCCGTAAGCAGGCCAGCGATGACGCCCGTTTCGCCGATGTACATGAGGCGGTGACGACCGTCACCGAGCAGGTGCAAGCCAACCTCAACGCTACCGACCAGCGTGTCACCGAGCTGGAGACCGCTTTTGCGCAGCTCAAGCAGGACGTGACCAGTAAAGTCGATGAAAACGCGCAGGCGTTTACCTCACTGAAAAGCTCTCTCGATAACACCGAAAGCCAGCGCCAGCCGCGCCGCGAGCTTTCAAAAGGCGGTACGGGCGACGAGCTGCTGACCAACTGCTGATAACACGCCGGGCGCGCTGCCCGGCCTGAACCCTTTTACCCGAACAGGAAAAACCATGCGTAAAGATACCCGTTTCAAATTTAATGCCTACCTGTCCCGCGTCGCGGAGCTGAACGGTATTTCCACCGATGATGTGGCGAAGAAGTTCACTGTCGAGCCGTCGGTCACGCAAACCCTGATGACGACCCTGCAGATGTCATCCGCGTTTCTGACCAAAATCAACATCGTGCCGGTCGACGAGCTGAAAGGCGAAAAAGTCGGGGTGGGCGTTAACGGTACGATTGCGAGCACCGCCGACACCGCCAGTGATGAAGAGCGTAAAACCGCAGACTTTACCGCGCTGGAGTCCAATAAATACGAATGTGCTCAGATTAACTTTGACTTCCATATCCGCTACAAACAGCTCGACCTGTGGGCGCGATTCCAGGACTTCCAGACCCGTATTCGTGACGCGATTATCAAGCGTCAGTCGCTTGATTTCATCATGGCCGGATTCAACGGTATCGAGCGCGCGGCGACATCCGACCGCAAAAAGAATCCGATGCTGCAGGACGTGGCGACCGGCTGGCTGCAGAAGTACCGCAATGAAGCGCCAGCGCGTGTGATGTCGAAAATCACCGCTAAGGACGGCACAGTCATTTCAGAGGTGATCCGCGTGGGTAAAAACGGCGACTATGCCAACCTCGATGCGCTGGTCATGGATGCCACTGGCAACCTGATTGATGAGATTTATCAGGATGACCCGGAGCTGGTTGTCATTACGGGTCGCAAGCTGATGGCGGATAAATATTTCCCGATCGTCAACAAAGAGCAGGAAAACACCGAGTCGCTGGCCGCTGACATCATCATCAGCCAGAAGCGAATCGGCAACCTGCCAGCCGTGCGCGTACCTTACTTCCCGGCGAATGCCCTGATGGTGACGCGCCTCGACAACCTGTCTATCTACTTCATGGATGACGCGCACCGTCGCGCCATTATCGAAGAACCGAAAAAAGACCGCGTCGAAAACTACGAGTCAATGAATGTTGACTATGTGGTCGAGGCTTACGCCGCCGGTTGCCTGATTGAAAACATCACGCTCGGTGACTTCACCCCACCTGCAGAACCGGAAAGCGCTTCCGCACCTGCGGCACAGGAAGGCGGAGAGTAAACCATGACGAGTCCCGCAGCGCGTCACATGATGCGGGTCTCGGCCTCTGAAACAGCGCGGCGGGCTGCTGTCCCGCTGCGCAATGCAACTGCCTATGAGCAGATGCTCGTTAAGCTGGCCGCAGACAACCGCACGCTAAAACAAATCAGCTCCAAAGAGCGCAAAGCCGCGAAAAAGCGCGAGCTCTTGCCGTTCTACCTGCCGTGGGTCGCTGGCGTCCTCGCAAACGGCAAAGGCGCACAGGATGACATCGTCATGACGGTGATGCTCTGGCGTCTCGATGCTGACGATATCGCCGGGGCGCTGGAAATCGCCCGTTACGCCATGACCTACGGCCTCACCATGCCGGTCGGTCGCCGTCCGACGCCGTGCCTGCTGGCCGAAGAGGTGGCACTGGCCGCGCAGCGCCTGCTCACGGCAAAACAGCCGGTCAATCTGGCGAACCTGCTCGACACTATCGCGCTGACTGAACGCGCGGATATGCCCGATATCGTGCGTGCGAAGCTGCACAAAATCACCGGCTACGTGCTGCGTGATGCGAAGCAACTGCCGGAGGCACTGGCGCACCTGCAGCGTGCCATCCAGTTAGAAAGCACTATCGGGGTGAAAAAGGATATCGAGCAGTTAGAGCGACAGCTCAGGCCAAAACCCGAACCGGCACCGAAAACGACTAAACCGCGCACGCGCAAACCTGCCGCCAAACCGGCGGCACGGCGCGGGCGTCCACCAAAGGCGGCAAAAGCCGCTGGTTAACCGAGCGCTCCCCGAGCCGGGCGGCACGCCGGTCAATGCGGGTATCAATTGCCCTGACTGCGACCGGCGTCCACCGCCCACCCATTACCCGAGGTTGTCATGACGACGCTGATTATTGAGCCAAATAAAGAGCCGCAGGATGTGCCGGGCGTGGTGATACCGCCACCGGGCGTGAGCGAGCCGGTAATCAAAAACACCCCGTTTTTTCCTGATGTTGATCCAAAACGCGTGCGCGAGGAAATGCGCTTAGAGCAGACCGTTTCCCCGGTGCGCCTGCGCCGGGCAATTAAAACCGCCATCGCGGAGACAAATGCGGAGCTGAGCGACTGGCGCGAACGTCAGCTAGAGGCTGGTCACGCCACGCTCGCGGATGTCCCGACCGACAGGCTCGACGGCGAGAGTGTGCGCGTTTTCCACTACTTCAACGCCGTGTGTGCCATGACGACCGCCACGCTTTACGAGCGTTTTCGCGGCGTGGATGCGACCGCCAAAGGCGATAAAAAGGCCGACAGCATCGACAGCACTATCGATGAGATGTGGCGGGATATGCGCTGGTCTGTGGCGCGCATCCAGGACAAAGCGCGCTGCATTGTGGGGCAAATCTGATGAAAGCGTATGCGCTACAGGGCGACACCCTTGACGCGATTTGCGCCCGGTATTACGGGCGCACTGAGGGTGTGGTCGAAACTGTCTTAGAAGCGAATCCCGGCCTGTCTGAGCTCGGCGTCATCCTGCCGCACGGCACGGCAATTGAGCTGCCCGAGACCGACAGCGCGGCCAGAACCGAAACGGTGAATCTATGGGACTGAGTATGGAGAAAATCACCACGTTTATCGCCTACTGGCTGGCCGTTGCGCTGGCATATCTCGGCGCAATATCGCCCGAAAAGATGGCGCTTTACGTGGGCGGCGGATGCGCCATTTTTACCGCGCTTACGAATTACTGGTTTAAGCGCAAAACGTACCTCTATCTGACGTCACTCGGACTCGACAAGGGGGCTATTCGTGAAATCAATCGTTAAACGTTGCAGTGTGGCCGCCGTGCTGGCGCTGGCAGCACTGATGCCTGACTTTCGTCTGCTTAACACCTCGCCCGAGGGGCTGGCGTTGATTGCCGACCTCGAAGGCTGTCGCCTGACGCCTTACCAGTGCAGCGCGGGAGTGTGGACGTCAGGTATCGGCCACACTGCAGGCGTCGTGCCGAAAGGGGAAATCACCGAGCGACAGGCGGCGGCGAACTTCGTTGCGGATGTGCTGAACGTCGAGAAACGTCTGGCCGTATGTGCGCCGGTGAAAATGCCGCAGCACGTTTACGACGCGCTGGTCAGTTTCTCATTCAACGTGGGAACCGGCGCGGCCTGCCGGTCGACGCTGGTCTCGTTTATTAAGCGCCAGCAATGGCCGCAGGCGTGCGACCAGCTCACCCGCTGGGTTTACGTGAACGGCGACGTTAACAAGGGGTTGGAAAATCGCCGCGCGCGTGAGCGTGCTTATTGTCTGAAAGGAGTTTCTCAATGAAAAAATTATCACGTTCACTGATGTTAGATGCCCTGCTGGCAGTATTCCTGCTGTGGGGGCTGGCTTTGCCGCAAAGTGCAGCAATTAATTTTGTTGCAGCGTGGGCGCTGTTTGGCTGTGTTGTCTGTATTACAGCGAGCCTTGCCGGTGTGGTTGTTTTTGACCACTGGCTACGAAGTGTGGAGAAAGGTAGCCCCGTCAATCCTGAGCTAATGAAAATATTCCGTGCTGTATTTTGTCGCCAACCATCAAAAGGGCGTCGCGCATGGTCTCTGATTATTTTCACCATTACCACGGGTTGCCTGCTTGGTGCTGGCTGGGTCTTTACCGCGCTGATTTACCTGATTTGTGTCCTGACGTTTGCGGGAGTGCGCAAAACTTACCGTCAGCGCATTGAGGAGGCGGGTCTGTGTCCAGATTCATTGTGATGTTGATTGCTGCAGGTCTTGCGCTGGCGGCTGTGCTCTGGTTGAGGCATGAGAACGGCAATCTACGACGTTCTTTTGAACGCGCGAATAAGGTCGCCACCGAACAAAAGAATGTGATCGGGATGCTGAAAAATCAGCTTTCCGTTTCGCAGGGAATTGCCAGGCGAAATGAAGCCGCGCAGGTCAGTTTACGTGGTGAGCTGATTGCTGCCGGTGCGATGGCCGTGCGGCGTGAAGAAACCATTACGAGGCTGATAAATGAGAATGAAACGTTACGCCGCTGGTATAGCGATAAGCTGCCTGATGTTGTGCGCAGGCTGCACACCCGCGCCGGTTGCGCCTCCGCCGGTCATTGTTTACAGCGCATGCCCGAAGGTGAGCTATTGCCCGATGCCGGAAAGCGAACCGGTCACTAATGGCGACCTGAGCGCTGATATTCGCAGGCTTGAGCACGCGCTCGCCGCCTGCGCGCTGCAGGTTGAAACCGTCAAAGACTGCCAGGATAAACTCGATGAAGAAAGCACGCAGCCTGCGCGAAGCGCTGATTAAAGCCGTTCCGCAACTGGAGACGAACCCCGAAATGATGCGCATCTTCGCCGATGAGGGGAATATCGATGCGCGGCTCGCGGCCTCGCTGTCGCATGAGAAAATTTATACACTGAATGTGATCGTGTGCGACTTTGTGGGCGACCCGGATTTGATATTCGTGCCGGTGGCCGCATGGCTTCGTGAGAATCAGCCGGATATTTGTACGCTCGATGACGGACGCAAAAAGGGCTACCGTTTCCAGATGGATTTAAACGACGGGGACAGTGTCGATATTAGCATCAGCCTGCAGCTCACCGAGCGCACCCTCATTAAAGAGGAAAACGGCGCGCTGCATGTGAGCTATGCCCCTGAGCCGCCGCTGCCGGAGCCCGTTACCCGGCCAAAAGAGCTCTACATCAACGGCGAACTGGTGAGCAAATGGGATGAGTGAATTCAAGCCCTTTGACGACAGGCTCAATGGTCTGATTGCTGCCCTGTCACCGGCAGCGCGCCGGAAGATGGCTGGTGATATTGCCAGGGAGCTGCGCAAGTCGCAACAGCAACGCATCAAACAGCAAAAAGCCCCGGACGGCTCACCATATCAGGCGCGAAAGCGTCAGCCTCTCAGGGCTAAAACCGGACGGATTAAACGGGCGATGTTTCAGAATCTGCGCACTAACCGGTACATGAAAGCCAGTGGCGGTGAAAATAGTGCAGTGGTGGAATTTACCGGGAAAGTGCAGCGCATCGCGCGTGTCCATCAGTACGGACTCAAAGACCGGCCAAACGCGAACGCTAAGGATGTGCAGTACGCAGAACGCCAGCTACTCGGATTTAACCAGGCGGATAAACAGCTCGTCGAAACGCTGGTTATCAAACTTCTTTCTCGCTGACTGTTGTTACAACTCCCACAAAACACCGCTTGATTGCCGCTGGCCTTACCCGGCGGCATCCTTTCCCCATGAATACTTTAAATTCACTGCAGGAAATCGCACGCGCGATCCGCAATCTTATCCGCACCGGCATTGTGACCGACGTCGACCTCGACGAGGGGCTGTGTCGTGTCCAGACCGGCGCCATCGAAACCACCTGGCTTAACTGGCTCACCTGTCGCGCCGGTCGCTCACGCGTATGGTGGGCTCCGTCCGTTGGCGAGCAGGTGTTATTGCTGGCCATCGGCGGTGAGCTCGACACGGCCTTTGTGCTGCCGGGCATTTTCTCTGACGACAATCCCGCGCCGTCAGCGTCATCTGATGCGTTACATGTGTCATTTCCTGATGGGGCGGTAATCGAGTACGAACCCGAAAACGGCGCGCTCACCGTGTCAGGTATCAAAACCGCCGACGTTACCGCGTCAGATTCCATCACGGCCACCGTGCCGGTGGTGCTGGTGAAAGCCTCGACCCGCATCACGCTCGATACACCCGAGGTGGTATGCACCAACAAGCTGACGACCGGCACACTCGAAGTGCAGAAAGGCGGGAAGATGACCGGAAACATTGAGCACACCGGCGGGAAACTGACCTCAAACGGCGTGCAGGTGGATGACCACGACCACGGCGGCGTCGAACGGGGTGGAAGCTGGACGGAGGGCATTAAATGACGGTGCGTTATCTGGGAATGAACAGTCAGACCGGCCTCAGCATCGCAGAGGTCGAGCATATCAGGCAAAGCGTGCGCGACATTCTGGTCACACCGATTGGCTCGCGCGTCATGCGCCGTGAATACGGCTCGCTTCTGTCGGCGCTGATTGACCAGCCGCAGACACCGGCGCTGCGACTGCAGATTATGGCCGCGTGCTATTCCGCGATCCAGAAGTGTGAGCCCCGCGTCAGCCTGACGACCATCACCTTTGAACGGTCAGAGACCGACGGCGGGCTGTATGTCGACATCATCGGCACGCGCTCGGTGAACGGCCAGCCCTTTTCCCTCACCATTCCACTGAGTTAAACGCTATGGCAATTGTTGACCTTAACCAGCTCGCCGCGCCCGATGTCGTGGAAGTGCTGGACTATGAGAGCATTCTCGCAGAGCGTAAGGCGACGCTCGTCTCGCTTTATCCTGAGGATCAGCAGGAGGCCGTCGCGCGCACGCTGACGCTCGAATCAGAGCCGATTGTGAAGCTGCTGGAGGAAAACGCCTACCGGGAAGTTATCTGGCGACAGCGCGTCAATGAGGCTGCGCGTGCGGTCATGCTGGCCTACGCTGCTGACAGCGACCTCGACCAGATAGGCGGAAATTACAACGTTGAGCGCCTCGTCATCACGCCTGCAGACGACACGACGTTTCCGCCGACGCCAGCCGTTATGGAGTCGGACACCGACTACCGTTTGCGCATTCAACAGGCTTTTGAGGGGCTGAGTACCGCAGGCTCTACTGGCTCATATCAGTTTCATGGCCGCAGCGCCGACGGGCGGGTCGCGGATATTTCCGTCATCAGTCCTGAGCCTGCGTGCGTGACCGTGTCCGTGCTGTCGCGCGAAAATAACGGCGTCGCCTCTGACGAGTTGCTCGCCATCGTGCGTAACGCGCTGAACGATGAGGACGTCAGGCCGGTCGCTGACCGCGTGACCGTGCAGTCAGCGAAAATCGTCGATTATAAAATCATCGCATCGCTTTACCTGTACCCCGGTCCTGAAAGTGAGCCGGTGCTCAGTGCGGCAAAAGCAAAGCTGCAGGCATATATCAGCGCGCAGCACCGGCTCGGGCGTGATATCCGCAAATCAGCCATTTATGCTGCCCTCCACGTCGAGGGCGTGCAGCGCGTCGAGCTGGCCGCGCCAGTGGCCGATATCGTGCTCGATGAGACTCAGGCGTCATGGTGCAGTGAGTACAGCGTGACTATCGGGGGCAACGATGAGTAATACCCGACTGTTGCCGGTGGGCTCCTCACCGCTTGAGGTGGCGGCGGCGCGCGCCTGCGCTGAGATTGAAAATACTCCCGTTCCCCTGCGCCGACTCTGGAGCCCTGACGACTGCCCGGCAAACCTGCTGCCGTGGCTGGCGTGGGCGTTTTCCGTTGACAGATGGGATGAGAAATGGCCGGAGGAGACTAAGAGGGATGTGATCCGTAATGCGTGGTACATCCACGCGCACAAGGGAACGATAGGCGCGGTGCGCCGCGTGGTCGAGCCGCTCGGCTACCTGATAAACGTGACTGAGTGGTGGGAAACCAGTGACCCGCCCGGCACGTTTCGACTCGATATCGGTGTGCTGGAGACCGGAATCACCGAGGAAATGTATTACGAAATGGAACGGCTTATTGCTGATGCAAAGCCAGCCAGCCGCCATCTTATCGGCCTCAATATTATTCAGGACATACCCGGCCATATGTACACCGGAGCCCTGACTTATGACGGCGACATCATCACGGTTTACCCAGGGTAAGTGAGAACAAAATGACAGTGAAATACAAAACGGTCATCACCAAAGCCGGTGCCATCAAGCTGGCTGCAGCGACCATCCCCGGCGGGAAAAAGGTAAATTTTACGGCGATGGCCGTCGGTGACGGCGGTGGCGCACTGCCAACTCCTGACCCAAACCAGACAAAGCTCATCAAGGAGGTCTGGCGTCACGCACTGAACAAAATCAGCCAGGACAGGAAAAATAAAAATTACGTCGTGGCGGAGTTGCTTATCCCGCCTGAGACAGGCGGTTTCTGGATGCGCGAGCTCGGGCTCTATGATGATGCCGGTACGCTGATTGCGGTCGGCAACATGGCCGAAAGCTACAAGCCCACACTCGCGGAGGGCTCAGGGCGCGCGCAGACCGTGCGCATGGTCATCATGGTGAGCGATATCGAGTCAGTCGAGCTGTCCATCGATACTTCAACGGTGATGGCAACGCAGGACTACGTCGACGACAAACTCGCGGAGCATGAGCAGTCGCGTCGCCATCCTGACGCGACACTTACCGCAAAGGGTTTCACGCAGTTAAGCAGTGCAATCGACAGCGTGTCTGAGTCCGTCGCAGCGACGCCGAAAGCCATTAAGGCAGCGTATGACCTTGCGAAAGGGAAATATACGGCTCAGGACGCCACCACGGCGCAAAAGGGTATCGTCCAGCTCAGCAGCGCGACCGACAGCGCGTCTGAGGCCTTAGCAGCGACGCCGAAAGCCGTTAAGGCAGCGTATGACCTTGCGAAAGGG